TCCAAACACTTATGCACCCCATTTGGCAGTCAATCCATCGGCGTATGTTTTATTGACAATATCAGTCGCGGCGCTTGGGGCTGTGGATATTGTGCCCGTGGTCAAGCCTATTGAGGTTATATCTGTGTTTGCCCCACTTTTTGCCGCCGTAAGGTTAGTTCTGGCATCTGCTGCGGTTGTGCCGCCCGTACCGCCATTAGCCACCGCCACAGTCCCGGTGACATTAGATGCCGTGCCCGTGGTGTTTTGGTTTAGGGTTGGAATGTCTGAGGCTACGATCAATCGAAATACAGGCACACCATCTGCGCCATTGGGTGCGGCTAAAAAATACTTTGCTGTTTTGACAGCGTAAGGGTTTAGCGTGTCGCCGTAAGCTGACGATAAGCTAATGGCAGGGGTAGCGCCACCAGATGATGCAACCGGGGAAGTTCCAGATACCGATGTGACTGTGCCCGATGTCGGTGTAGTCCAAGTAGGCGTAGCGCCAGCGCCAGCAGAGGTTAAAACTTGCCCAGATGTGCCCTGACTGCCATCAAAACTGGTTATGCCCGTAACACTCAAATCAACAAAACTGCCATTTTTTGGGGTTGTTGCACCAATGGTAATGTTGTCAATCGTCCCGGCATTTGTAGGCGCAATCTCTACCGATCCCGTTCCAGATGGTTTCATGTGTACATGGCCCGTACCCGTTGGACTTATGTCTACTTGGGCATTTATGCCGTTAATGTTTGTTGAAACATTTAACGAAAGATTGTCGCCGCCGCCAGCCCCCATGTTGATCTGGGTTGTCCCCGCTGAATTTTTAAGGGATAAACCAGCCGAATTTGTAGCTTGTATGGTTGCTGTTGTTAGGCTTGTTAGGCTTGCCGTTCCCCCAGCAATAGCCACCGCATTGGCATTTTGCGTTGACATTGTTCCCAAACCGCTAATATCAGTATTGCTTAACGAGACCTCACCCGTGCGCCCAGCTACCGAAATTACCAATTTTTCAGCAGGCAGGGTTACAAATACGTCTTTTGTCCCGTCTGTTAGGGTCAGCTTTGACCCGCCAGCGCTCGAACTGATGACAGTATCCCGGCTAAGTGTCCCCGCCGTATAAGTGCCAATGCCTACCTCCCATTGGGTAGTGCCTTGGATTGTGTAATAAGTGGTGTTGCCGTTGCCAAGCGCTGAAAAGCCTTGAAACCCCGTAACCGCCCCATCCAGCGTTAATGTGCCTGATCCTGTTGTGGTTGTGGTTTCCCGCACCCGGTCAAGAAGAACCAAACTCATGTGATCAACTCAACACCCGCTGCTCTACCATCTGGGCCTCGGACAATCCGCTTAGGTGCAGATATAGCTTGCATGACCCCGGTGATCTGTCCCAGCGTCTGCCCGTGCATATCGGCTAGGCGGTTGATTGCCTCGCTCATACCATCCCCAAGGGTTGCATCAATTTCCTCTGCCGCCGCCAATTGTGCGCTCAATGCCGCTTGATCAAGCCCTGCTTTAGCGCCAATCTGGGCCACCATGATTCTGGTTGCCGCATCTAGTTCAGCTTTCCAGCGGTCATATTCCTCGCGGCCTTGCATCTCTCGGGCTTTGATTTGCAATTCTTGGTTAGCCATAGCCTGCTGGAATTGCTCTTTCATCTGCTCCAATTGCATATCCGCTTGAGTTTTGGCCTGTTGCATTTGCATCTCAAGCTGGGCGTTAGCCTGTGCCAATTGCATCTCGGCTTGCATTTTCATCTGCTCACCTTGCGCTTGGGCTTGCATCCGCATTTGCTCGGCCTGTTGCTCGGCTTGCATCTTCATCATCTCAGGATTTTGCGGGGGCTGTGCCATAGCCTGTTGCGCCTTAACCTGTAGCTGTTTCATAGCCTGTTCAATAGCGCTTTCCAACCCACGCCCTGCGCGGTATCGGCGAACCATAAACAAAAGCATCTCTGAGGCCATCGGCAACAATTCGGGCGCACCTTGCACCATCGGCAAAGTGTTTTGCAAGAACCCACCAATAGCGCCAATTGCTTCTTGTGCGTTTTGCTTTTCAGCTTGGTCATCAATCTGGGCTAGGGAATCGCTCTCCACAGCTATGTGGTAATCCCGAATCGTCCCGCTGGACAGCATCTGGATGGCGGCTTGCAACAATTGCGGGTCTTGGCCCTCTGGGGTATTCATCACCCCAGACATTTCCACAATCAACTCAGGCGGATAAAACTTACAGATAATCTGCGCTTTGAGTTTGAATATGTCGGACGCAAACCGGGCCACATCGCCCTGACTGCTTTTCAGTCTTAAGCTGCCAAAGTTGGCTTTTAGCTGTTGAGCACCCAGAGTTTCCTGTGCTTTGCTTGCGCCCCGCAAAATGTCGCTAATACCGCAAATCTCATAAATGATCTGCTTGACCTGTTCCCGCGCCCCGTACAACTGCGCCAGCGTTGCAACGATCTGGCTGGTGTCCATCATATTGATAGCACCCTTCAAACCGCCCTTTTCGCTCATTGCGGCCCAACCCGTCACGGGGAATAGCTTGTTGTCCACCCCTTCGGTAAACAGTCGGCCCAATTCCTTAAATTCGGCATTAAACACACCTACAGCTTTACAGGCTTTTGTAAGCAAGAATATGCGCTGAGTCAGGTTATCAAGTTCTTGGGCTTGGTCTTCATACTGGCAGTAGTCCGGCACGGGAATCATTGTCCCGGTGGTGGTGGTTGCCAGCAAAGGCCGAGGGCATGGGAAGAATTCTTCCAATTCCAACGGGTCATCACGCTCATCTAAAGCCTGTGGATAACCTTTGGCAACCCAGCACACTTTCATGGTGCGCTTGTTCCAAATCTCGTAAACCTTGGCCTTTTTGTCGTAACCCTGTTTGGCAGTCTGAGGATTCTTGCCGTCCATGTCTGTGTTTTCGGAGGTCATCCCCACGTTTTTAAACACATCCCCAAAGCGCTCTGTGCCCTCTTCTTTGGTCATGTAGACCGCACGGGCCACCCACCAGACCTCATCCCATGTACGGGCTGGGCTGTGGATAAAGTCGCACCAATAGACGTAATCAATGGGACTGTGCGCCGCATCAATCTGTTCTATTTCCTCCGCATTGCTAATGGTTGCGCCTTCATCGGCCTCAACTTCACCCATGTACTCTGTAGGCTCTGGCCCGGTAATGATCGGTTCGTAGCGAATCCACGCCGTGCCCCGTCCCGGTAGCAATCGGTCTTGCACCGCGCCCTGCATAGCAGCGTCAAAGTCCCCAAATTGGGTAACCTCGTACTCCATGACGCGCTCAAGCATGGTTGAGGCCAAACGGCCTACGGGGTCTTGATCCATGTAGCGCCGGGAAACCTCGGGCTTGGCTTGTCTGCCATACAGCGCGGGAAAAAGCACTTGGATGTTTGACCAAAGGATGTTGAACTTCATGCGCGGCATTTCTACCGCATCTCGCTCATCCCTAAAGCGTTTAACTACCTTGTGTCCGCGCTTTTCCCATTTGTCGAAAATCTTAGTAGCTTTTTCGATCTGGTCATGCCAAAACGGGCCGGGGTCTTCCCCCTGATATGCGTCTTCGTAGGAGGCCATCAGCTACCCGCTGCAAAGAAGAAGGTCACATTTAAAGCCGTGCCAGCAATCGTGGCATACAAACTAACACCCACATTCGCGGGGAATCGGTGAAAACCAATTGCCGGGGTAATCGTGCCAGACATGACCTCACCGCTTGCGCCGCCGTTGCGTAGCACCAGAGTGCCACTCGTGGTGCTGTTAACGTAAAACCCAATCAACTGACATGGGCCGGGAGTGACCGCGCCCGTTTCTGTGATGTTTTTGTACCCACCGACTTCGGCTACTGGTTGGCTCATATTCGCTGCTCCTGTCTGTATTCGGTCTCATAATCCCACAGTTCATCAAGTGTGATGGTTTGTAGGGTCTTGCCCTTGGGCGGTCTTTCGTCTTTAGCCTCAACTTTATAGGCTACTGCAAGCATTCTAAAGGCATCTGCTGGGTGAGAACACCAGTCATGGCGGGGATTTTGTCGAAAAGCCTTCTTGTCCTCATCATATTCCCGCTGATATTGTCTCAGCGCCTCAAGCCCCTCGTCACAGCTTGGATCAAACCAGCACCGGGGTAGCACCATCCGCACCGCTTGGATGCCGTCTTGCACCCCAATCTCGGGAACGATTGCCAGCTTGCTCATGCCCAAATGCTCGGCTAACTGCTCAATGATTGACTTTCCACCGCTTGCCAAGGTCTTGGCCCGTGCGTCATGGGGCAACCAATGCCGGGTGTAGATATACCCTTTGTCAATCACGGCTTGGCATATTTCCTCGATGCTGGCGCCGCTGACCGAATAATAGTCCATAACCCTGATTTCGCCCCTGACCACTTGGTAGAACCAAATTGCGGTGTCATCTCGGTAACCCAAGTCCCAAGCGCTGTAAACCGGGCTTTCTGGCTCAAATGGCAACTCTTTGATACGCCCCTCTTCATCTACTCGGCGCATCTCCAACCCGTAGAACGCCCCCAAAATGGCGGCATCAAATGAGCATTCATATTCTTGATCGTACTGGTCTTGGCTTAATTGCTCTCGGGCGGCTCTTAGTTCTGTGTCCGGCAATAGCTTAGAAACTGATGCCGGTAGTCTCAGCAAAAACCAATCTGGCGTTGCCTGACTGACCCTGTATATGTCATGAAACTGGTTTTTACCCTTGGGAGTGCCTCCAAACACCGCCCAGCCCAATCGGTCTGACAGCGTAGGCCGTATGACATTACCCCAAACGCTAGGTTTAAAGTCGCCATATTCGTCAAGATAAACCCCGTTAAATCCTAATCCCCGCATGGCATCGGCATTATCTGACCCAAATAGCATGATCTTTGCCCCATTGACCAGTTCCACCATCAGGTCGCTTTCATTAGTGGATTTGGTTATCGGTGCAGCGTAATACTTGATGTAATCCCATGCCACCCGCTTGGCCTGACTTCTGAATGGGGCAATGTAAGCATACTGGGCTTGCCTGTTGCCCTCAGTTATGGCCCGTTTGATCAAGTCGTTTATGGCGGCTACTGTCTTCCCAGCCCGTCTATGTGCCACCAAGCATGACCAGCGCTCTGTCCTCAAGTGAAAGGGCATAAACGCATTACGGGGCGCGTAAGGGAGGATTATTTCTCTGCTGCCCACTTGATCACCAAGTCCTTGCCGTCTGCGCCTGTAACCTCTTGCTTAACTGTCTCGGCCCACCGCATTTGTGTTTTAGTCCACCAAATAAGTGCCGTGGTGTCTCCGGCGGTGGCTTTGCTAAACAGCGTCTTGGCAATCTGTCCATTGGCTTTAGCCTTGCCCATGTCTAACTCATGGCGGTAATGCTTGCGTAAGGTCTTGTCATCTATGCCTATAAGCACCGCTATTGATTCATGCGGCAAGCCCAACCCGCTACTGGATTCAACCAATCTACAGGTTTCGGCGGTTGGCTTATGAGTGATATTCATTTTATAAAGGGGAATTTAACCAAATCTTATGCAATTTCGGTTACTTCTGTCAATAGCACGGCCTTTTTGCCTGTGAAGTCTTCCCATCGCTTTACGATCACATCGCAATATTTAGGGTCTAACTCCATCAGACGGGCGTAGCGTCCATGCTTTTCAGCGGCCAGCATTGTTGTCCCGCTTCCACCAAATGAATCCAGCACAATGTCGCCACCTTTGGTGTTATTGAGCATTTGGTATTCAAATAAAGCAACGGGTTTCATGGTTGGATGTTCCCCATTACGGCTAGGCTTATCAAACTCCAAAATGGTAGTTTGTTTTCGGTCTGTCGCCCAAAGGTGTCCTGCGCCTTCCTTCCACCCATAAAGGCAAGGTTCATGCTTCCAATGATAATCTTGTCGACCCATGACCATAGTGGACTTTTTCCAAATTAAGCATTGGCGTACTTTCCACCCAGCATCGTGTGCTGCGCCCCGAAAGTTATAACCTTCTGAATCGGCATGCCAGATATAGAAAACTGCACCAGCCTTCATTACTAGATCAGCCGTTACATACGCATCCCGTAAGAACTGACGGAACTGATCGTCACCCATGCTGTCATTTTGAATTTTGAGTGCTTCTTTGGTCTTGCCTTCATAGGCGACATTGTATGGAGGGTCTGTTAGCCACATATCTACAGGCTGACCATCGCACAGTTTTTCCATGTCGGTAAGACTGCACGAATCGCCACACATCAATCGATGCTTGCCCAACTGGTAAATGTCGCCCAGCTTAGTGGTCGGCTCGTCAGGCACATCAGGCACAGCGTCCTCGTCCGTTAAGCCCTCAATGACCTCTGGCTCAAGCAATGCGCTTAACTCTTTGGGGTCAAAACCCAGCATTTCCAAAGCAAACCCGTCTGCCAGCAAGTCGTTAAGCTCAATGGTCAGCATTTCATTGTCCCAGCCAGCGTTTAGCGCCAGCCTGTTGTCGGCAATGATGTAGGCTTTCTTTTGGGTTTCTGTCAGTTCCGACAGTTCAATGGTAGGCACGTCCTTGTAGCCCAGCTTACGGGCGGCTAATAGCCTTCCATGCCCTGCAATGATGCCGTTTGTCCCGTCTACCAGAATCGGGTTAGTCCAGCCAAATTCTTTTATGCTTGCCGCAATTTGTGCCACCTGTTCGGCAGAATGGGTGCGACTGTTCTTTATGTATGGAATAAGGCTGTCAACCTTTTTTTGTACAATTTTCACTTTTTGGGCGGCGCTTTAGCTTGATCGGCTTTGTTGTATTCCTTGGCAACTTTTACAGGAATACCCGCCATCTTTGCAAATTTAGGGTTATGCGCCGCCGCCGCCATGAATTTCTCTTGTTTCTTTGAAGTGCTAGGCATCTTGAGTATCCTTCATTTTTATTAGGCCGTTGATCATTCTGCCTTTGGTGCGTTTCCATTCCTCAGCATAATCACAATCTTCATAATACTCAAATTCTGGGATTCCCAGCGTGTAGTGGGCAATCTTGATTCTCAAGTGGTCTTGCTCACCCACCAGCACATTCCATTCTCTCGGTATTTCACCGATAAGTGAATCAGGCAACCAACCGAATCGGTGTAGGTCTGCTCCGCTGTTTTCCTCAATAAACTCAGGGGTTAACACCACGTTTCGGGGGTGAGCGCAGTTCCAAAGTATTAAACTTGACCAGTTTTTGCGCGGATAATCCCGATTTGCCGATTCCATCGGTGTGCCGATATATTTCCTCGGATGCTTGGTCTGATAGTCGTGTTTGACCACTTGCACCGCCTTAGTGGGGTCATACAGCTTGGCCAATTCGGCAATGTCCCCCAGCATCAGCATATCAGCGCCGTCTAGGAATATGGCCCGTCCTTGAAACTTCATAAAATAAGGAATTAAAAATCTTTGGTAGGTAAAGGCATTTGTCCCGTCCCTTTGCTTGCCAAATAGGGGGGTTATTGCCACCCCATCGGTTGATCTTTCAATTAGACTTTGGCAAAAAACGTGATAGCCAATAGCCTCTCTCGGGTCATAACCAGCAAATATCCTGATCATTTCAGCGTCAAGCGGAATAGGGTTGAATCAATCAATTGGGCAATTTCATCAATGATGTTTTGCAATTGAGTGTCATCAGGCATGGCTTTGCGGTTTGTATCTACGTACTTTGACAGGCTTTCCAAGTATTTAATGGGGTCTTTGGCATTGTGAAAGTTCTCAGGGAAGTTTTTTATCTTTTTCCCATAACACCCCATGTAAGCCTCGGCAAACTGGTCTACCAAGTCAATGATTGTGGTGTAGTAGTCGCCAGTCGCCAAATGCACCCCAAGGCTGTCTGTGCCAAGGTGCATAAAGTGGGCAACTGTACCGCTGTGCAATAGCGTACTTACGAAATCCGCTACATCTTTGTCTTCAACTGCCATAGCTACCCCTAAAAAAGAGGGGGGACACAGCCCCCCTAATGGCTACTGCTACCAACACGGCTGGAGACTGTTGCGCCACCCCAGTAGTCACTAGAGTCAATCCCCATGCGTGTAGGTTGTTGGTTACTTGCTATTTCTGTCAGATACTGCGCTACTTGTCCGCAATTTAACACTTTCGAGACTTCTTTAGTTTCACCAACACGGCTGGGGACTGTCGAGCGGGGCGCTTTGAATGCGTCCATTCTCACTTCGCTTGCCATTTGTCAATCCCCATGCGTGTTGAAAGATGGAGGAGGAATTACCAGAGATGGCGCAAGACCTAAGTCGGCAACCACATGAACCATTCAGCCTCACGCCTACATTTTCGCATCAGGCAAAGGAATGTCAATAGGCCAGCAGTCCCGCAAGGCATCAATTGTCCTGTGATGGGCCTTTAGCCACATTTCTTGGCGTTCCTCACGGCTTAAATCTTTGCCTTGGTCAATCTCGTAGTGACACCCCAAACACAGCGCAGCGACTAAATTGTCATCAGCTTTGATGCTTTTGGCTTTACCGCCACCCCAGTTTGTGTGCGCCGCTTGCACCATGTTGCCAGACCCACAGGCTTGACAGTCAAGGCTTGCCACCAGTTTCAGCAGCTTTTTTGACCTTACGTATTGGTG